GTGAGGCGAGCGAGAGCCGGGCGAACGTACAGCGCCTTCTTGTCGCGGGTGCGCTCGCTGTCGCCCTTGTCGTCGTTGACCTCCGTCGCCGTCTTGGCGACGCCGTCGCGGATCCCGAAGTGCGACACCGAATAACCGGTGGCCGTGGCGATCTCGCGTTTCAGCGCGACGATGGTGTCGAGGTGTTCGGCGACGCGGATCTCAAACTGCGAGATCGTGATCTGCCCGCCCTTGCCATCGTCGACGAGCCCGCCGAGCGGCGAATACACCTGCCGGTTCATGTCGAACTGTGCGCCCTGCCCGCGGCCGTTGAGCTGCAGGTAAGACTCGGGGACACTCAGCCGGCCCATGCCGTTGTCGAAGTCGCGCATCAGCGAACCCCAGAGCGCGTTGATGCGGGCGAACATCGGTTCCACACCGAAGTAGTCAGAGCGGCCGAGGTTGGCGAGTTCACCCTTCCGGTCCCAGATCGGGTGCGGGAGCATGTTCGGCATGTGCTCGACGGTGAGGTACGGGACGCCCGTGTTTACGACGACGTCGAGGGTCGCCGCCATCGGCAGAGAATCCGCGTCGACGACATCCACCAGGTCGAGGTAGTGCTCGGTCTCGGTGATCTCGTTGATAGGCACCTGCCGGCCGCGCGTGCCCTCGTCGCCCTTCCACAGCGAGAAGGTGATGGATCCGGGCGCGTGGCGCTCCATGAGCCGGTAGCGGCCTTCCTTGCGCTGGTACTCAGACCACAGCGTGACGGCCGACAGTGCCCCGTGCTTCCACTCGGGGATGGCGCAGTCCGCCCGGTACGCGCGAAACCACACCGAATCCCGGAAGGTCTTGTCCCACACGACGGTGAGGTAAGCCCAGCCGTGCGCGGCCTGGTACTCGCCGGCGCGCAGCAGCTCGGCATGCGCGGCATCCGAGGACATGATCTTGTCGAGGCGAGCCTGCGCGGCGACACGTTCGGGCGTGGCCTTCACCTCGCCAGAATCGACGGCATCCGGCAGGACGATCGTCGGCGCCTCAGCGAACAGCAGATCCGCGGACAGCTGTGCCAGGTCACCGGCGACGGGGATCGACAGCGATGAGCGGTTCTCGCCGACCGGTGTGCCGATGATGCCCTTGGACACTGCGCCGACGATGCCGCCGGTGTATGGCTGCCCGTTGTGCATGTGCGTCGCGGGTGCGCCCTTCTCGTCGGGGAGCGCGTCGATCTGATTGGCGTACCACGCGTCATAGATCGCGAGTTGTGCGAACGCCTCGTCCATCGGCGCCGGGGGGAATTCGTCAGCCATGAGACCTCCAAGGGGTTGTGAACCCCGAAGGGATTAGGCGGCGTCGAGGGCGTACTGCCAAGACGATCGGGTGGTGTGGATTCCGTAGCGGCCGGCGTCGAGTGAGTGGTCGTCTTCTTTGACCACGGCGTCGAGACCTTCGTCGGTTGCTTTCGAGTCCCATCGGTATTCCGAGACCTCGCTGGTGAAGCCCGGGCAACGATCAGTGACGAGCAGTTGATCGTTGGCGAGCAGACCGGAGACGGTGCCGATGCCCTTGAGGACAGCGTTCGACGCGTTGGCGAGCTGCAGCCCGGGGAACTTGCGGAGCTCAGCGGAGAAGTGCGACGCGGCCGGGTCGACCACGTGATACTCGGGGGCAATGGTTCCCTCGTGTGGCATGTGCGCTTTGCCCAGCCACTGCACGTACTGTTTCGCCTGGTCGGACGGTGCGAGCGTTGCCCCGTGGTGGTCGCGCGGGTCGTAGCGCCATTCGTCCATGAGGATCAGTCGGCGCTTCGTTCCTTGCTCAGGACGGGTGAGGCCGACCATGAGAGCGGCAGACGCGTTCGAGGTGCCGTAGTCGATGCCGACGCCGACGACCCGTTCGATGCGTGGCATCTGGTCGAAGCGGATGACGTGCCGTGCCGGGTCCCACATCGGGTACACGGCGCCGGCGGCGTTCGTCCACTTGCCGAGGATCATGCGGTCGTAGAACACGCCAGCAAACGAGCGCTTCATCTGGTCGATGTACCACTGCGGCAGTGACGGGTTGTCGAGCATCGTCATCTTGAAATGGATGACGTCTTGCGCGTCAGCGGCAAGGATCCACTTCTTGCGCAGCCAATGATTCATGCTCGCGGGGTTCATGGTGCCGAGCAGCCGGGCGCCCTCAACTCGCAGTCGAGTGATGAGCATGTCCCAGAACGGTTCCAGCAGCAGCGTCGCCTCGTCGACGTACGCGAGCGCGATCGTCTTACCCTGAATGCGCTTCACCGACGCGGCGTTGTTCGCGCCCACCAGGATGACCTCACGCCCTAGGATCATCGCCCGAGTCGCCCCGGGCGTGTACTTGACCTGCGACACGACCGCGGTGCCGAACAGCTCCGCGTTCATCAGCTGCGTAAACACGTTCGTGTAAATCGTGTCCAAGCTGTTGCCGACGACGACGATGAGCCCATTCGTCGGCGCATTGCGCACAGCGATCAGGAACGCGATCAGCGACGCGAACGTCTTCCCCGCAGAGACAGACCCCGACCATAACGCGATCCGCCGAGACGGGCTGTCAACGATCGACAGCAGCTGCTTCCGAGAGATCCGTTTCAGCAGCGCCGCGAGGAACGTCGAATCAAGCGTCATCGGAAACGTCCGCCGGGGTGGTGCCCTCATCCCGCAACATCGCAGCAGCAGCAGCCAAGTTCCCCGACAGCGCATCGAGCACGCCGACCGTGTTGTCGAGCCCGCCGTTGTCCTTCTCCACAATGCGGCTGATCTTGTCGAACACGATCGCACTCGACGTGATGATCGTCCGCCGAGCATCCACCGGCACCGTGTCCAAAACCTCAGACGAGAACGTGTTGTCCTTCCCTCCGAAGTTGAACACGGTGAACGGCTTGTCGAGCATGTCGAGCATGTCGTTCGCGGCCTTGTCCATCCGGTGAGCGAGAGTCATCCGAGCATCCGCAAGATCAACCTGCTTCGCCTGCACAGCGACGGCCGTCTTCGCCCGATCAAATTTCAGCCCGACATGAGCAGCCCACCGACTGACCGTCGCCGTCGAAACGTTGAGGCGCTTTGCAATGGCGTTGCACGACAGGCCTTCATCGAACAAGACCCGAGCCTTCGCGCCCTTTTCATCGAGGAACGTTGCACGGGCCACGATGATCACCTCGGTTTCGGATATGGGTTACACGGCGACGCCTGGACGCTGTGGGGAAAAGTGCGCGGGAGGATCGCTACTCGGAGTGTCGGTAGCCGCTCGTAGACTCGGCTTGGTGGTGCCGTTGCATTGCTACGACGAGAGGGTGATGATCATGGACGATTCACAGCGAGCGGGGCTCGAGACACAAGTCGCTGACCAAACGATTCAGGTGCAGGAGGCTTGGGCGCGATTCATCGCCGAGGAGCCTCAGTTCGTGCGGACTGAACTTGAGTCCCAGGCGCGGATTACTGCTGTCGAACAGGCCTCGGTGACTTCGGCTGTTCCAGGGGGCGTGCCCGGTCTTCGCGGGGAGATCGCGGCAGTGATCTCGAAGATTGTGGAGTCGACTGACGAGTACTTCAGTGCGGTGTCGGACGAGGATGTAGCGGGCGGGTGGAATTGGCGCGCACTCGGGCAGGACGTCAATCACCTGGTTCGGCCGTTCGGAGACCTGCTCATCGGACTTGGATTCGATTCCGGGAGTAAACCGGTGCACCCTGGGCTTCGCCAAGACTGGTACTTCTACGGAACGAGCAGCTTCAAGGATGGTCTCCAGCGTCGGGGCTCTGGGTTGCCGATGGCCGAGTCGTTCTCTCAATATGAGCAGGCGGTGCAGGGCTTGCGGCAGGGTGATGAGGCCCTAGAGAAGCACAACGCGACCGTGGAGCGCGCGAACGTCGCCGCGAGCTGGGACGCTGGCGAGTAGCCCTAGTTCCGGCGCGCCGCCGGAGCTGCTTGGTACAAAAATTGGGTGACTTCCTCGTCTTTGCGGGAATCGAGCCGATGGGGGCAGGCTTCGAAACGGTCTAACCCCGTGATTCCTGAGCCTTTGTATCAAGGCGAGTGCTACCAGTCGGCGGGTTGTGGCTTGTGCTGGCAGTCCTGAGCGACCTGTATGACCGGCCAGCGGCGGAGGCACACGGGACACACGCGCGGGTCAGCCATCAGTGCGCCTCTCTGGCGTCGAGTGACCAGTGCCGCGACACCCACAGCGAGTGACCGGCAGTGTCTCT